AAACGTTTATGGAACAGTATAATTGTAGAGAAATCACTCTTATACCTCAAAAACACCTAGAAGAAATTACTACAGACTTAGACATTGAGCAATTTGAAAGCGTTGACCAGATTGTTAGCAACGAAATACTAGCAATCGATAGTGATAACTTCAATAAGTCGGTGCTATTGGAAATATATAACGGATTAGAATAACATTATGATAAAGATCAAAGATCTCACAGTAAAGAACTTCATGAGTGTGGGCAATGTTACCCAAGCAGTTGACTTTAACGAAGAACAACTAACACTAGTGCTAGGTGAGAACCTAGATCAGGGTGGCGACGACACTGGATCACGCAACGGTACTGGTAAGACAACCATTATCAATGGATTAAGCTATGCATTATACGGCACAGCGTTAACAAATATCAAACGCAACAACCTTATTAATAAAACCAATAGCAAAGGCATGTTGGTTACTCTTAATTTTGAAAAAGGTGCTAACAAATATCGCATCGAGCGTGGCAGATCACCAAATATATTTAAGTTTTATATAAACGACCACGAACAAAAAGAAGAAGTTGACGAATCTCAAGGCGATAGTCGTAAAACACAAGAAAGTTTACAAGAACTACTCGGTATGAGTCACGATATGTTCAAACATATCCTTGCTTTAAACACATATACCGAACCTTTCCTTAGTATGAGAGCAAACGACCAACGTGGCATCATTGAACAGCTACTTGGTATTACTATCCTTACTGAAAAAGCAGGTTTACTTAAAGAAAAAGTAAAACAAACCAAGGATGCTATTACAGAAGAAACAATAAAAATTAATGCTATCGAAAGTGCAAACAAAAAAATTGAACAAAGTATTGAAACACTTGCTGGAAGACAACGTGCATGGCAATCAAAGAGTAAAACTGATGCTGCAAAGTTAGATGCAGCTATTATTGAGTTAGAAAAACTTGACATTGACACAGAACTTGATGCACATGAAAAACTAACTAACTGGACTGAGTTGAATAATCGTATTACAAGCCTTAACAAAGAAAAAGCAACACTTGAAAGCGCACTAATGAGAGCAACCAAGAGTGTCGATAAGGCAGAAAAAGACATCACAGATTTAGATGATGCAACATGTTATACTTGTGGACAAGCTCTACACGAAGATAAAAAAGCAGAAATTGAATCAAGAAAGCAAAAAGAATTAAGTGATGCTGTTACATATCAGTCTGAAGTTGCAAATAAATTAGAATCTACAATGGCACTTCTAAACGATATTGGAGACATTAACGGACGTCCTAATACATTTTATGAGAATGCAAAGGAAGCATATGAGCATAGAAACAATGTAGATAATCTACGTGCAGCATTGATAAGTAAACAGCAAGAAGAAGATCCGTATCAAGCACAAATTGACGATATGACTAACACAGCGTTACAAGAAATAGATTGGCAACCTGTAAATGAGTTAACTAGTTTAAAAGATCATCAAGAGTTTCTTCTTAAACTATTAACAAACAAAGATAGTTTTATACGCAAAAAGATTATAGATCAAAACTTAGCGTATCTAAACAATAGGCTCACACATTATCTAGATAGATTAGGCTTACCACATCAAGTTAAATTCCAAAACGATCTAACTGTTGAAATTACTCAATTAGGTCAAGACTTAGACTTTGATAACTTGAGCAGAGGCGAACGTAATAGGTTAATATTAGGAATGAGTTTTGCATTTAGAGACGTTTGGGAGTCATTGTACCAAGGTATCAATTTAATGTTTATTGACGAACTTATTGACAGTGGAATGGACACTGCTGGTGTTGAAAGTGCGTTACATGTTTTAAAGAAAATGGGTCGTGAACGCAACAAAAATGTTTTTCTTATTTCACACAAAGACGAGTTAGTAGGAAGAGTGAATCATGTACTAAAAGTAATCAAAGAGAACGGATTTACATCATACGAAAACGATGTTGAAATTATAGAATGACAGATACACAAGACAAATTAGCACAAACATATCTAAAATATTTTGAGGCAAACGAAAAATTTGAACGCAGGCCAAGCGAACGTACCAAGCGTTCTGCAAGAAGAGAACTTAGGCATTTAATAAACTTAGCAAAGCAAAGGCAAGAAGAAATAAAAAATACTTACAACGAAGTGTTAGAAGACATTAGGCAAAATCAGAAATGGCAAAAGAAAAAATAATCAATGGTACATAATGTATGCATTGGAAATACAAAGGAAAAAAAGTTGAATCGATACCAGATGAATACGAAGGCTTTGTATATCTAATAACAAACATTAAGACAAAACAAAAATACGTAGGCAAAAAGTTAGCAAAATTTAAAACAACTAAGCCACCATTAAAAGGCAGAAAAAACAAACGTCGAGGCTACAAAGAAAGCGATTGGCGTGAATACTGGGGAAGTTCAGACAGACTGAACGAAGATGTAAAAAACTTAGGCGAAAAAAATTTTACTCGTGAAATACTTTACTTCTGCAAAAGCAGAGCAGAAATGAGTTACATTGAAGCACGAGAACAATTTGATAGGCGAGTATTAGAAACAGACGAATACTACAACGGTATCATCAATGTTAGAGTTGGTGGATCAAACAAACTACGCCAGGCACTACTAGAACACAAATAGGCTATATATTGAGCTCTAAATAAAATCCAAGATCCAGCCGAGGTAATGCTCGTCGCCGGTGGTGTGGAATGCTCACGTGAAGGAACATACGATAGGTTTTAAAGGATAGTGGCTCTGAGAAAAAGCAACCACGTGGTAAGTATTTTCGCTTGTTAGGGAATTACTACCTTCCGTTGATATGACAAAGCTAGAGTAGGGGGATACAGGTCAACCGCCTCCGACAATGTAAATTGAATCTCTTTTAACAAGATGGCTGAAGCGACTCGAATAATGCGCTTACCATGTTTGCCCGGCAACGGGCAAATTATGACTTCACAATCTGAATAATACTAAAAGCATATGCATAGCATATGCCTTATTAATATTGTTATCAAGAACTTATAGTTCGTGTTGAGTGTAACGAAAACACAGTTGAACTTTGTTCAACTTATAATAACTAAATACATTATAATACTTGGAACAGTTCTAAATGAAATTAAGTGATGTAACAAATAAAAGCAATTATATCTTAAAGGAATCACCTAGCGTTAGTATTCCTACAACTATAAGACAGATGGCTAATGGCTATATGTTTATAGCAGGCAATGATGTATTTAGATTTACTGTAGGCCAAGGTGGTATTACTACTATGCGAGAAGCACAGAGAATGGCCACTGAATTAAAAGATAAATGGAGTCTTAGAGGACAACGTCCTGGTTTACGAACTCAATTTGCAGATAATAAAGTAAATCCACGAATGCTTCCTGGTAATGCTAAACAGAGAGTTAGGCAAATAGGTGCAATCAACAGAGCATCCTTTCCAAAAACAACTGCCTTAATGAATAGCGGCTTTGGTAAAGTCTTTATGCGTTTGTTAAGAGCGTTCCTTGTAGAAGAACAAATTAGAAATAGTATACTTATAACCATGGCAAATATCGAAGGTGAATTTGCTGCTGGTGAAATTACCGAAGCTGAATATGTAGATAAAATACAAGTTGCTTGGGGCATGTATGCTGTACAACTTACAGCAATTATGTTGGCTACACTAAGAGCCGGTAAAAGCGGTGCAGCAATTATTAGAGGCATACGAACTATTGTAAGAAGCGGCCAACTTGCAGTAGGAGCAAGTGGCATTGGTACTGTTCCGGCAATATTAAGTGCTATTGCAACAGAAGCTGGATTTCAACTTGCAATATATTTAATTAGTAACCCTGCTGTACAAAAAGCATTAGTTGATTGGATAGTTGCTTGGGGTCAAGAATCCTTGTTTGGTTCAATGCTTCAAGGTGTCGTTGAAGGAGCAGGAACTCTTCTAAACGGTGCAGCGTCAGCACTGAATAATCTTACCGGAGGGTTAGTTGGCAGCGACGATTTTTTTGCAGCCAGCGGCGCCGCAGAAGCAAGTGGTTTTACAGATCCTGGTGCAAGAGATATACCAGGTATAAACGGACAAGCATATGCTACATCGCAGTGGGCTAGACTTGTCTTCCAAGACATGATATTTCCTCCTGGAAGCAGTCTTGAAAGCAAACGAGTTCCTTATTATAACAGACGTCAGCGAGAAATGATGATGGCAGAAGACTTTGGATCACTTACTACTGCACCTGTCGCTGGCGGCAGAGGCGATGGTAATGCAGAAGTTGAAAGACGTAGACAAG